TCAGACATCTTTGCTTTCTATATCTTCAGCATCTACTGTATTTTCACCAATGGTTACACCACCAATGCCTGAGATTGTAATGTTCACAGCACTTCTCTGATTCTTCTCTTTTTCAAACAGAGTGACGGGAAGCATCCTATCCATACATAGCTTCAACGCCGCCATCTGTGCAGGGTGGTCATCATCAAGAGCAATCTGAACAGTCTTTTGGACAACATTGACTCCAGCACTGTTTATCAAGAGTTCCTTGAGTTCTTTGACTCGTTGGTTCTCGGTCTTAGGCAATAGTGCTAATGGCTTGGCATCAGCGTACTTAGCCATAGTCAATTTACCTGAACCCTTGGGTCTACCCTTTTTCTTCAGGTTATCAGGGAGTGCATCTACTACGTTCATCTCTTGTCCACAAAAGGGAAGTTAGCGGTTACTTTACACGAGAACAGGATTCTTGTATAGTGGACTCAAACGGGGGCATCACCCACCCCTCTATGCGGTTGAGCCGACCAAGTAGGATAAACGTAGTGAACCATGTAGTTCTCAAGTAAAGACTAACATCTTGAACGGGGCTGGTAGCGTGGAGAGATAGCACTGACAAGCATCTCTAACTTAGCATAAACGAGAGGCTCTCCTTTAAAAGGATACTCCCACTCACGGGTGTCTACTCCTGTTCGTCAACTAACCCAAGTCCCTTTGTTACTGTTAAACGCTACGTTTGGCTTTTCCAGTGGGGAAGAGGGTACACAAATATTTACTCACCACACACCACCCCTCCCCCCCATGAAGTAAGCACTAACTAACATAAGACACGTTTCATAATGCGGAATGGTAGTGAGCGCTAACTAACATCAGGGTTAGCCAACCGATCGGTCGGTTAATTGCATGAGGGATCTATGCACCATATTGCACACACCTAACGCACTATATTGCATAGACCTAGATCAATACTGATAACTCATTATCATTTTACATTATGAAATAATTTAGATTAGTTTTGCATTGTGGGATATACGGGTAAAAGTACTGGATAGAATTACAGTTTAGGGTAAATACTAGTTTAGACTTTATTGTTTAGAATCATAGACTTAATAGTTATCAATTCTATATGGCACGATTCTCTTATATATATATATGTAAGGGTTAGAAAAGTCCTTATGTTCATTAATTTTTTGATAGGTGAAACACAATGAAAAGTCTCAAATTAAATTACTTTACCGATGCTGGGCATGGCTGGGTTAGCGTCAAGCTTCAAACCCTTATCGATCTAGGAATACACAATAAAATCTCTCATTATTCTTATATGCGTGGTTTAAGCGCTTATTTAGAAGAGGATTGTGATCTAGGTCTACTTTATAAAGCATGCGACGCTATCGGCCTTAAAATCGATTTAACCGAGAAGCATACGAATAATCGTAGTCCTATCCGATCCTATGATACTTATCTCCCACATAAATGCGTAGGCATAATCTATGCTGGGGGTGTAGCATGATCCGTATATCCGTAACTTCTAAGCTTGACGGGATTAGATCATGGTCTCTTCAAGCGCTTGACACGTGTCCCGGATCGATATCTTCTCCGGGTGTTTTAGTTGACGCATGCCGAGGATGCTATGCCACTACGGGTAACTACAATTATCCCAATGTAAAAGCTCCTAGATTGTCAAACCGAGAGGATTGGCAGAGATTCGATTGGGTTAGCGATATGGTTAAAGCTTTACAAAATGATCGCTATTTTAGGTGGTTTGATAGCGGAGACATGTACACGCTGGGACTAGCGGAGAAGATCCTAGAAGTTATGCGATTAACGCCATGGGTAAGGCATTGGATGCCCACACGTATGCATAAATTCCCTAAATTTGAGTTAGTGCTTAAAAGCATGCGGGAATTGTCTAATGTATCCGTACGCTTTTCTAGCGATTCGATTAATGGCCAATTTACTAAGGGTTTGCATGGATCGGTTATCGTAGCGGATACCGATCAAGTATCTAAGGCTATGACACTATGCCGAGCGTATGAGAATGCGGGAAAATGTAGCGGATGCCGAGCTTGCTGGGATAAAAAAGTAAAAGTTATCGCATATCCGGCGCATGGTAAGAAAATGAGCAGAGTTATTCAAATACTTAAAGCGGCCTAATACTTAGACTGTAAACCCTTATTTATAGGGGTTTATGGCCTAGGCATTTTCCTAGGATTTTTTGATAGGCTATACCATGACACACGAAAACCGCTCGATCCGCTTAATTGCATTAGATATCCAATCCGATTGGCCTAAAGTTAACTATGCCGCTCGGCCTTATCTCGATGCTATGCTCGAATTAAATTCAATTAATGATAAATATTACGAGGATTCGGCAAAATCCGTAATACTCTATTTTTTATCCAATGCTTCAAGCTTTAGGGGTGAACGGGCTAAAGTACTGAAGGCCGAATTAAAAGCTTTAGGGGTATAACATGACAAAAATCAAGCACTACCTAGAATCCATAATTCTCACAATCCTCGGCCTATCGGTATGGGCGTATATTGGTTTTTTACTAGCATTTAGGGGTTAAAAATGAAGTACTTCTATATTCGGCATCAACACTACTCAGAAAACACATCAGTCTATGGATATGGGGATTTTCCCGAGCAGATACCCTACTTAGCGACAATTGTTGAAGCAGATACTTTACGAAAAGCCCAAAATAAGGTTAAAAAGCTTTTTCCTAGGGTTATCTTTAACTCTAATAGTCCCGTAATCTCTCATTATCTATTAGCAGAAAATGATAGGTTTGTTGACTATTACGTCAAATTACCCTTAAACCATGACGCTAGGTTATCCCCAGCGAATCAGGAATTGCATAATTCATGCGTCCGTATGCTTGAAGAGGTTACCGCATGATATATGCGACCATAGCACTACTTCTAAAAATTGTCTTACGAAAGTAAATAACTACTAACCTATAACCCGCTTCGGCGGGTTTTTTGTTGCCTGTTAAATTTAAGACGTTTTAAACCCGTTTTAGTGTTTACCTATACCTAACCCTAGGTTATCCATAAAAATCTATCCTAGGCACTTTTAAACCCGTCTAATCGCTATTGTCTAGGTTATAGGTGCATAGTCCCACATGGTCTAGGGATGCATCGGGGTCTAGACCTAGGTTATAGAAGTGTCCAGCCCATGCTATAGCTATTTTCATTCCCGCATGGTCGCTACCATTACCCATTGTGTCTAGGATCAACTTCTCGCTATCGGTTAGCGTCATGTAGATTCGATTAGGGGTTTTACGGGGTAGTGCCATGTACTTGATCCCTCCAATAACGAGCGATAAGTAATGCCTCCGCTCTGTTTATGTCCTTTTTCAGCTTTAGGGGCGCTTTGGGGAATAGTTTCCTAGCAAGGTCTAATGCTTCATTTTTGTCAGCATTAAGCCCGAAATGCTTTTTCCACTTTTGAGGGCTTACCAAGTGAAAAGGGTAATTAGTCAATTCGCAAACTGCGCTGATAACACCTACTGCTCTCGCAAAATTCCAAGTGCTTGAAATTCCTTGTTTAGGCATAGCGTGAACCTGTTCCATGCAAATCTGCGCCCCATCTTTAGGGTCAACAATGGACAAAATGCGACTTTTAAACACCAAGGCGAGAATGTGCTTGTCCTTATGGTCAATCATAAAAGATTCAACATAATTCCCATTATGGTCAATCGCCCCAAGTGCGCCACTTACTGAACCACTATCAATACCGATGTAAATCATTGATTTCCTTCATGTTTTTGACTAAATCGTCTTTGATTCCGACCCATAGACACTCAATATGAGCATCCAATTCCTTCGCCCTGTGCCAAGCATATTCCTTCATTGCTGGCTGTTTCGCCATCCAAATAAGGTGTTCCAATGTCTCCTGATACAGCGAGGGCTGTGTTGATAAGTATTTGCGGGTGCGGTCTACCATCTTTTAGTTCATCAAGTAATTGATTAGCCTCTGATTTTGTCATGCTAATTTCCCTCTAAACCCTTCTCTAATTTTTGCAAGAATCTCAGGGTTTGGCTTGGCATTCTTGAAGTCTTCGTCCAGTTTAGCAAGGGCAGGGTCACGCAATGAGCTTGATGGGACTGTCGTTCTTGCAACATCTAAAGCTTGTTGGGCATAGGTTTGCTTTGCCTCAACCCATTCAGCTTTAAACCCTATCCATCCTCTTGATACGCATTCGGAGATGGCTTTGTTTAACTCCCAATTTGCTTTATCCGCTTCTCGCTTTATTCCAGCTAAAGCGGTAACAGTCATCGGTGCTTTCTTTGCTTTGCGTAAGGCTAAGAAGTCTAACCAAACTTGTTCTTGAACATTGATAGGACAAACAGCGATAGCTGTCTCTTTTATTGGTTTATGGTTAATGGTTATTGGTTCTTGGTTAGGCTTTTTTTGGCTTTGAGTTGGGTTAGCGGTGGGTTTTCGTTGGCTTTTCTTAGGTCTTCCACCCTTACTGCCATTGGCTTTTTGCTTTTCAATAAACCTCTGATATTCTGCTATTTCGTTGTCTGCTCTGAAGTTTTTGAACCCTTCATCGGTCAATTCAAAGAACTCATCCAGTACAGTTTTGACAACCTCTGCGCTGATTCGTAGCTTTCTTGAAACCAGTGGGATATTGTTGGGTATTGGTAACTCGGTGTCGTAATACATATCAAGCAATCGCCTGTATGCCAAGTCTTCCTCTAACGACAAATGGATGGTGTGACTGATGTAGTCACCAATGTGAAAATTGTAGTAATTCATTGAGTTTTCCTTCGCTGTCCTCCGTAAACAAAGAAACAAACGGCAGGCGGGGAGGCTCGCTTTTCGGTCTGCTCATGACTTCAGACCTATCCGTGTTTCAAACAATCATACTTTAAAAACAGTTTGTGTTGCAATTATTTCCATAACAACAAGTGGTACAAGTCACATAACGACCATTTTGGGAATAAGTGTGTGTAGTACAAGCGGCATAAACCATTGTTGAACTGGCAAGAATCCACATTGTGAAAAGTGCTTTTTTCATTTGTTTTCCTTAGTTTGCTGATGTTTTTCAATAGATTTGGCTAAGAATCGGCGTAGCCATGAAGCACCGCCAAGTCGTTTAAACTCCTCTTTGAGAGAGGGCGTTGTGCGAACAGCAACATAAATTGTCTGTCCAGTTAAGTCTGATTTAGGTCTAGGCATAGAGCGATGGATTGTGTAGTGTTATACAAACAACGCAATTAGGGTTTGTCCTAGTGTTCAACACTACAATCTGTGTAACACTACGAACTCTTTACCAACACATTGAAAGGCTTCAAGATGGAATTCGATATAGAACTATATGACTTTGACCTTGACATCAAGGCTTGGGTCGAATGGGAATATGACCCTGAATACTCTCCCAATGAGGGACTTTATAACAAATTCAACTGGGTAGCTTACTTACAAGTAGGAAACACACGAGTTGACATTACTGATGAACTCTCAGCCAAAGACTCCAAGCACATTGAGAGACAAATTGAGGAGTCGTGCGATGATGGAATTTGATAAAGCCAAGTGGGAGGCTTACCAGCAACTCAACGATGATGACATTATGGAAGCTATTGCTGGCTCTGTAGCTATCCCTCTTGCCATTAAATCTGATGATTGGGAATACGCCCAACATTTCATCAAAGAACGCATCGAAAACAAGATGCAACGCATGGCTGAATTTGCTTTCTACAGCATCATTAAAACTCCATCTATTGATGCTGATGATGAACTGCGTACTTTACGGACTCTATGGCTCAGAGACGAATACAAGGGGAACAGATGAAACTCAAACACACTATTGCCGCAATCTTAGAGGAGAACCAAGATGAACTTTTTTGCCCGTTTTGTACGAAGCCTAAAGGCGCTGAGATTGATTGTTGTGACCAATCAGGAACTTGGTTCAAACTTAACGACTTTGACTTTGATACCCAATTCTCTATCGCCCAACAAATCTTCAACTCACAGAAAGGTGTACCCACTCAAAAGACTGACTGACTGGAAATCCGAGTTTGTATATACAAATTCAATCAACACAAACATTTCAAAAACTTTTCAAAATTTTAAACAGGAGTGAATATGCACGAACAGAGCAAAGCCAACATGGGCGTTTACAAGAAACTGGCTGATGCCCGAAGGATGATGCGGTCACGCACATTAAAGAAGTCAGGACACAACAAATTTGCAGGGTATAACTACTTTGAACTTGGCGACTTCCTGCATCCAGCATTAGAAATCTTTGACGAACTAGGTCTGATTAGCATTGTGTCGTTTACCAAAGAACAAGCAGAACTTTGCATAGTCGATACAGTTGGCGGTGGCGAGATCGTCTTTACTTGCCCATTTGGGTCTGCGGCTCTTAAAGGTTGCCATGAAGTGCAAAACATGGGTGCTTGTCAGACCTACAACCGCCGTTACCTTTATACCCTTGCGCTTGAGCTTTTAGAGCACGATGCGCTTGATTCAACAACAGGTTCAGGCAACATTGAAACGATTGATGTAGGCATGATGATTGACCACTTGGCGGCTATTGATGCGGCTTCAACTTTAGAGGAATTAAAAGATGTATACAGCACTGCTTACTCTGCTTGCGCTGGTGATAAAAGTTGGCAAAAGAAAGTGATTGATGCTAAAGAAAAGCGTAAAGGAGCATTGAAATGAGTGATGTAGAACAAGGCACACCCGAGTGGTTTAAACAGCGTTGCGGCAAAGCTACTGCTTCTCGTATCTCTGACATTGTTGCCAAAACAAAGACAGGCTACAGCACCAGCAGGACTAACTACATGGCTCAACTGGTAGTAGAGCGCATGACAAACCAAGTAGCAGAGTCCTACACCAATGCGGCTATGGAGTGGGGTGTCGAGAATGAACCCTTTGCTCGTGCCGCATACGAGGCTAAAACAGGCAATATGGTAGATCAGGTAGGTTCTATTGACCATCCAAGGATTACCATGTCTGCCGCCTCTCCTGATGGCTTGATTAGCGATGATGGATGCTTAGAGATCAAGTGTCCAAACACAGCAACCCATATCGACACAATCCTTGGTGACGAGCCAGCAAAGAAATACTACGACCAAATGCAATGGCAAATGGCGTGTACAAACAGAAGTTGGTGCGACTTTTTGAGTTTCGACCCACGAATGCCTGAACACCTACAACTGTTCATCAAGCGAATCGAGCGCAATGATATGTATATTGCAGAACTCGAAAAAGAGGTTATCCAGTTTCTTTCTGAAGTGGATGACAAAGTTAAAAAACTCAATGAAATAAAGGTTTAAATATGGAACAGCGTGATAACAGTGGCGTACTTTTTCGCAACGACAAAAAAGAATCAGGAAACCAGCCAGATTACAAAGGCAACATTACAGTTGATGGTCAACCCTATTGGCTCTCAGCTTGGGTGAAAGAAGGAAAAACAGGAAAATTCATGGGTCTAGCAGTCAGCCCCAAAGAAGAAGCCAACACTTCCTCACCAAAGAAGAAGTCTTCCATTGAAGATATGGATGAAGACATTCCTTTCTGAATTATGGGGTGATCATACGCATCTTGTATATGTGTGATTTATAACCTCCCCATAGGTGAATTTGGGTTATAGATCATTCTAAACAGCCAACCACAGGGTGAATATACAGAAGTGGTGACAGCGGGAGAGACTGCATTTGAAAGTAAGTACACACTAACTTAATAGGAGTTGATGATGAGTTTGTTAGATGACACACATTTTGGCGGTGAAGTGAAGCGATTCTTTGATTTACCAATATTCAACAGGGTTCGTAGTTCAGACCCAGTAACCAGCTATGAAGCCGCTGATGCCGCTAAAGACTTGGCTTCCAAGCACTTTGGCATCATTGTGGACTGTTTGAAGGCTCATGGGGCGCTTGGTAAGGATGGCATAGCCCAACATAGCGGGTTAGACAGAAATCAAGTCTCACGCCGTTTAAACGAGTTGGAGAAGATGAATCTAATCCAGTTGACAGGCAGAACAGTTAAGTCTTCAGCAGGGCGCAATGAGCGTGAGTGGAGGGCAGTCTAATGTGGGATGTCCTTGTTACTTTTATGTTGATGGCTTTTGGCGCTTTCGTAGTGATCGCCTTTGGCGCAATCCTTATTTGGGTGCTTTACTTACTTCAGAACGAGGTTGACCATGAATGAAGAAGATGAAGCATTCAACGAAATGGAGAAGCAAAGTATGTGGCGTAAACGTGCCGTACAAGCCGCTATCTCAACCAATCCCTACCGCAACCAAGTCATTGAAGAAGTGGCTTTAGAAGTGGAGAAGCTAACTGGGTTTGGCAAAGACACGATTGATAGCTTAACTATTTACATCAGGGAGATGAAGAAATGAACAACTTTAAATTAGGAAACAACTGCATTATTTTTACAACCATTGATAAAGATGGGTCAGTAATGAGTATCAATACTAATAGGCGCATTGATGTCAGTGATGAAGTTGCAATAATGGAGTCGGTTGAGAAAGTTTTAAATGATATGCAAAAAGTATTGAAGTACCCACGCACATGGGTGGGGCTAGATGAGACTGAAATTATTTCAGCCACTTGTGAGTGTATTGATGCTGGTGAATTTAATATGAGTTGCGCCATTGACTTTGCTAAAGCCATTGAAGCTAAACTCAAGGAGCGAAATACATGAACCCAAGAGTAGCAGATGCGGCATCTAAAGTTGGCTTTGATGCGTCCAACTACACATGGTTTGATGCCACAGTAAATGAAGAAATAAGTAATGAAATTCTTAAATGGGGAAAGGAATTTTTACCAAATTGGAATCAGCCAACAAGTTTGGATGAATACCAGTCTCCATTTGAAAAATTGGCTTTTGTGCATAAAGACTCTAGTTATGTTTTTACATATGAAAAAGATATTCCATCGCTTCAAGTTTGGAGTACAGATAGAAAAAATCACGCCATAGTTGAGATTGAACCATCAAAAAACAAAGGAAACTTAGAAGCAACTTGTTCTCCTGAAATACTTACTGGCAAGACAGATCAGGAAAATTTTGCCATAGAAAGTAAGTTAGTTAATGCCGCACAAAGTTTGTTGCATCTTGTGTGCTTGATTAACATGAGAGCACATCGACTTGAATTATTGGTTCAAGGCTATCAGGCAAAAAACGATAAACAAATAAATGCCAAAAGGTTAAAAAAAAACAAGTCATTAATTTTTTTATGGAACACCATTGAACTTAAATCGTTTATCCAAATAAAACGAGAGCCTCAAGGAGGAACTCACGCAAGTCCAGCAAGGCACAAGCGCAGAGGACATCTTAGAAAGAAGCGAGATGGGAGTTTTACTTGGATACCTGAGATGTGGGTTGGAAGCATAGAAAACGGCTTGATAGTCCATGATTACATTGCAGATAAAAAATTAACTCAAGAGGTAGTTCAATGAACAAAGAAACACTAAAAGATAAAGCAAACAATTTAAATTTAACTGAAAAAGAGAAATTAGATGTAGACCATGCACTTGACATTATGGGTAAGGTTTCTAAAGCAGAACTTGAGTTTGCTGGTCTTGTTCTTCAGCAATTAAAGGTAAAAACTATCCATGCCACTATGGGAAACAAATGGGAAATGAAATATCCTAGTCTTGAAGAAGTCAAAAAGTTTCATGCACTTGATCAAATATTTGAGATTACAAAACATTGAAGGGATGAAGAAATGACACAAGAAGCATTGAAGCTGGCGCTTGAGGCGATGGAAGTGGCAACCACACCGCTTGCAAAAGACAGACAAGAAGTTCTACGAGCCATCACCGCCATCAAAGAAGCCTTGGCACAGACGCAAGAGCCAAAAATCAAAACAATAGACCCATTTGAATCATCAAGGGTCGCAGATTACAACCGAGGTTGGAATGATTGTCTTTTTGCGTCTGGCATTGTTAAACAGCCAGAGCAAGAGCCAAAGATTGGTTGTGTGAACCACGATTGTGACAAGTGCAAAGCACAGCGCACATGGGTAGGGCTGACGGATGAGGATATATGTACGTTTAGTATGTGGCTAGACGATAAATCGGATGTTGCGGTTTTTACAGCCATTGAAGCCAAACTCAAGGAAAAGAACACATGACATTCAGAGAATCAACAATCAAGTACGTCAAAGACATCATGAGAGCAAGAACCATTCATGAAGTCATTGCCAAGGAACTACAAGAAGCACATCTACGCAAGCTAGAGGCTGAGACTGCGGCTGAGTATGCTATTGCGGCTATTCAGTACAACGAGGAACGCATTGCTAGACTAGAGAACCGATTGTCAAAACACACACGAGAGGGTGACTATGCTTGACAGACTTATCCTTGGTGCTGTGTTAGGCACAATAGGTTGGCAAGGTATATCCCCTGACACACCACAACCTCTTACGCAAGCGCAGTTACGAGTGCAAGCAAAGGAGAAATCCATAAGCGAGATGTGCGACAGAAAACCTAAGAGCAAAACAGCAAAAGATTTGTGTAGACGATGGAGAAAACATAATGCTTAAATCTAAAAACGCATTTGATTGGCAGGGTCAACCTAGTATTTGGACAAGAGACAAAGAACTCAGAAATATCCTGCAAGGTCAAAACTGGGGTAGGAAAACCCAAGCCAAAATCAACCCAAACGAAAAGCGTGAATTTACGATCTATTCAAGGGCTAAAATTGGTAAATGATTCGCAAGATAAGAACCTTCTACGGCAGACAAAAAGGTCAACATGGAAACAAGAAAACTACAGTAGACATGGGCGTAGCATGGCTATGTGAGAAGTGTGGGGAGGTGATCTTGTACGAACACCTAACCCCAAAACACTTCTGTAAAAGGCTTATTAAGCCTGTAGTCCTTGGAGATACTGGGTCTTCCCTGCCACCTTAACAGCAGTCAATTCCTGCTTCTTCAGGTTGTTGGGGTCATACGACACATGAACCCAACCAGAGTCGGGTATACCCTGTGTGTAGAACTCTAAGATTAATTGTGTATAGTCCAAGTTATCCATAATCCATTGGGCAAGATCACCATTGGCAATGCCAACTATCTCTATATCAGCGGCTTGACCTTTGCAATGGTCTGAAGTCTTAGAGCCACCAACAGCGGCATTTGACTCAGGACTGCGATAACCTGAATTCACAGTAACAGACTTGCCAAAGTGGTCACGAACAGGCTGAAGCACCTTTTCGCACAGAGTCTTCAAGTTCTCCAATGCCGCATCATCAGGCATATTGTCCAGCCCCAACCTAGTGGCTGTATCAGACTTGGTTAGTTCCTTCAGGGTAAAGTTTGCGCTCAAATTCATTTATTTGCCTTTCAAGTTTAATGTCTACATCTACACAAATTGCTTCAACTGTCTTGCCTTGCTTCATTAACTCACTTTTCTGCCGAGTAATCTCTTGCTCACACTTCTTTTCGTCTAACGTGTAACTTTCTGATTGGAAGAACTCACATTGAACCCCCAAGCAGATGTACAGCAAGGGGATGAATATGGTCATTTCATGTTTCTCATTTCGTTGTACTGGTCGATGCAGGCGTTGAGTTGCCTGATGGCGGTGTCTCCCCTGCTGGTGAGATCGACAAGAGATTGAGCAATTCTTGGGTCAAGCTCGGCTCTTGTTTCTGCACTTCCGCTGGGAGCGGGGGCATCTGCGGCGGCTTGTACGTGGCAGACGGCTTTAACAGGAATGAACAGCCTGCGCTCACCAGTGGCAATATCAGTACGAAGC